TTAATCTCTTTAACGCCGGAGCCGTAGCCGTAGCCGTAGCCGTAGCCGTCGCCGTCGCCGGAGCCGTCGCCGTAGCCGTAGCCGTCGCCGTCGCCGGAGCCGTAGCCGTAGCCGTAGCCGTCGCCGAAGCCGGAGCCGGAGCCGTAGCGTTTACTTAAGAAGCGCTCAATAGCCTCAATACTTACTTTTTCCATACCTTTACGTTCTCGATAGAGGTTTGCGCCTCGGCGGTAGCCGGTATTATCTCTATCACATTAAGCACTACAATAGAGTCAACGGTTACGGTGAATTTGCAGTTATCCGGCCTCTTGACACCTTCGGCGGCAAGCTGGCTTAACGAGGCAGCGCCGTCCCAATACCACAAGCGGCGGCAGCTGGTCAGCTCCACCGTGTTACCCTCCACTTCGTTGAGTGTGCCATAAAATACACCTGCGCCATGAGCGCGTACTATTACTCTCTTTCCGATCAAATTGTTTATTGCTTTCATTATTTAAGTGATTAAAGGTTAATTTCTTACGGTGATTTTAAGCGACTCCTTTACGGGAGAGATCTTGAGGAGCTGCGCGTATATATCCGGGTGAGACTCCTTGAGCGCCTTGCCGTCCAGGGCCTCGCGTGTGGTGGCGGCTACGCGGGTGATAAGTACACGCCCGTCAAGTTCTACCTTGTCGCAGTTATTCTCACGCATGAGGCCGAGTATCTTTTCCTTGAGCTCGTCGCGCTGGGCCGTCATGGTCTTAATTTGGAGCTCCATGTCGGCTATTGCATCGGCGAGGGTTGCAACTTCTGCCGGAACGTCGGCGGCTTTGTTCAGAGTACAAGGAAGGTTATTTGCGTACTCGTAAATAAGTGTCTCTATATCCGAGTCGGGGCGGCGGGTTATAAAGCTGGTATAACCTTCACCCTTGCGTAGCCAAATACCTATTAAAACGTCCACATGAAGGCCGGGGTTTTGCTTCTCAAAGAGGTAGGCGTATGTCGATAACTGCCAGCTCAAATACTCCTTGTCAAGTCCTCCGTAGGTGGTCTTAATATCCGCGAGTATGATATGGCCGTCCTTGTCCGAGAAAACCAAATCAATAGACGAGGCGATATTTTCGTTATCGCTGACAAGGTACTCGCTGGCCTCGAAGGTGGTAGCCCCTACGCTTATAAGTTCCTTGTACTTGGCGAGTTCGGGGCTGTTGTCGTCAATACCGAGCGTATGCCACAGCTCGACGGCTTCATGAACGCCCGAGCCGTAGGCGGCGGCTTTCGCCAGCACGTCCTCGCTGATACCCGCGTACTTGTCCTTGAACAGCATAGCGGACAGCATACCCGTCACGCCTTTAAGCTCCTTATCTCCGAGGTGGTAGGTGTGAGCCTCCTGGTTGAAGGCCACACCCGATTTAATCAAATTCAATCTTGCCATAGTTGTAGTTGTTTAGAGTCCGAGTTCCTTACGTCGTGCGCTGAAATCTCCTTTTATCTGATCGCAGACCTCGGGCCAATCGTTCCAAATCTTGAGGAGTTCGTCCTTCGTCTTGGCTTCCTTTATGAGCTGCTTGACCAGGTAGAGATCGTCGTTACCTTCTGCCGGTGCGGGGGCGGGGGCTGCGGTCTTTTTGCTCTTGTTTACCTTTGCCGTGACCTCCTCGGGTGTCTCCTTGTCGGGGTCGGCTATATCTTTAGTCGGCACGAGGAACATTTGCATAAGGACGTATTTGAGGGCGATAGACTTTGTCTTGTTGTAGCCCTTGTCTGCGTTGTCTGCTGCCTCGCCCCAACCGTCAGCCTCGACAAAGCTGCCGTCCTCGGTGCTGATAAACTTAAACTCCATGTGTACGCGGGTACGGAATTGGAGCTTAACCTCGCCTTTGCTGTTCTTTGCCTCGTAGCTCTCCTGGATATGCTCCAGCTCGTGCGGTAGGATAATAATGCCATGCTTTGCGAAGCTGTTGTGCAGCTCGTTCATGAAGTCCTCGATACCTCGGAACATGAAGCCTTGCTGCTCGTTTTTTCGGGTCTTGTCGATAGCGGTCACTTCTTTCATGACCTCGCCCAATTTGCTGTAAATAGTTTCCATTTTTGCTCGTTATTTGTTGTTGATTATGTACTCGGGGTTGTGCTTGTAGTACAGCAGAAACGACACCAGGACGTTAACTGCAATTGTCAGCAGACACCAGCCGTTCTCCAGGTTGAGGATACACGGCAGCACGAAGAAGCTGACGATAAGATAGATCGCTGAAAAGGTTTTCATAACTCTACGCCGTGCTTGGTTAAGTAATTCTTCATTTTGAGGAGTGCGCCGTCGTTTTGGCGATTGGTCTGCCGAGTGGTCATTTTAACCGATAGGCACTTGATATTGCCCTTTTTGTCTTTTACGAGGTCGCCGTAGGCGTCTATTTCCCACGCGCGGAGGGTGATGCAGCTTAACTCGCGGTCGTAGCCGTGACTCATTTCCACGTTAACGTCAATAATACCCTGGCTTAAGCGCTGGTAGAGCTGGCTCTTTTCCAGGTACTCGCTCATTTGTTCTTTTGTAATTCTTTCCATTTTTGCTCGTTGTTGTTAGTTGTTAATAGGTTGCTCTCCAAATTCGGAGGAGTTGGTCGCCTCTGAAATACGGCCGACCGTTGACTTTGTTAGTACCGGGAATTATGCCGAAGCGTCCGGCGTACTTGTATAGCGTCCGCGTGTCGCAAGCCATGAGGCGAGCTGACTGCGCGAGCGTATAGCGTCCGTCGCGTGATACTTTCGGCGTCTCCGTTGTCATGCTGTCCGCAGTACGTTAATACTTGGGTACTCGCGTGTCACCTTGAAGGTTGCGCCCGTCTCCTTCTTGAGACGTGAGGCGGCTACACGCACCGAAATCTCGCTCACAGAGTCCATTTTCAGACTCACTTTGTCGCCGACACCGAGGCGCTCGAGTGTGGCCTTAACATTAATTTTTGTTTGCACTTTCATAAGCATAAATTTGTTATCTTTGCACTTGCTTTTGTAATAATAGTTGTTTATTACGAAGGCAAATATAAACACATAGTTTTATACTATCAAACTTTTTGCATACTTTTTTGCAATTATTTGTCATTTTCCAATCGAACAACAATTTTAAACGAGCAAAATGAGTACCGTAAACTTGAGCAGAATTAAGGAAATAGCCGAGGAGAGAAGGGTAACGCTGGCCGACGTAGCGCGAGCTGCCGGCATAACCTCGACCGGCTTGAGCCGCTTAATGAGAGAGAACAAGACGAGAGTCGACACCTTGCAGAAAATATCCGACTTCCTGGGCGTTCCTATTACCTCCTTTTTTAATAGCGACCCGATCCCTCCGCTTCAAACCGGCGCGGGAAACGTGGGCGCTGCCGGCATAAACTTCTCCGTCAACAGCGACCAAAATATAAGCCGCGCCCTTGACATTTTGGAGGGTCAGCTCCGCGCAAAGGACGAGCAAATAAGCGGACTCATTAAGGCCCTCAATAAGTGAAAATCTGACCGAAAACGTGAGAGAAACGTGAGACGCGGAAAGTGTGTGAACGTGAGTATCTGACCGTCAATAACTTACGCGGGGCGCTGGCACTCCTGGGGGGCGTGTGGTCGCTGGTTCGAATCCAGTCACCCCGACTGATTAAAAAGCGCTTCGAGAGTCACTTGAGGCGCTTTTATGCTTTCAAAGGAGTACGGCATTTGCCTACATTTTCGCGCAGTTTTACGCACAAAAACGTGAGAAGGACGTGAGACAATGAAAACGAGGTTATACCTGGATACGAGGAAAGGCGGCGAGCCGTTCCCGCTCTCGCTGATCATAAGCCGGAAGGGGCAGTCTGCGTACATAAACCTCGGCGTCTCGCTGACGGCCGAACAATGGAACGCGGAAGCCCGCACGGTTGCCGATCTGCCGCCGAAGCGGTGGCCGCAGCGTGATATGGTGCGGAACGTGATCGACCGCAAACGCACGGCCATAGAGACAACCTTAATGAGTCTTGAGGTTGACGGACGGCTGCACGGACTCACGGCGCTCCAGGTGCGCGACCTCGTTCTGCGTGAGCTGGGCGGTGACTCAACGGCGCCGGTCTTGTTCATGGACTATTTTGCCGAGGTGGTGGGCCGCTATACGGGACGTACCCGCGAACTCTACCAGGCGACGCTCACAAAGATAGAGCAGACCATACCCGAAGCCCACACCCTCACCCTGGACGATATAACTCCCGCGTGGCTCACTCTGCTCGACAAGCGCATGAGCCGGACGTCACCGGCGCGGAACGCCCGAAACATACACCTCCGAAATATACGCCGCGTCATGAACTGCGCGATAGACGACGAGCTCACGCATAACTATCCGTTCCGCAAGTTTAAGATACGCAGCGAGGAGGCCGATCCGAGAGCGTTGACGCTCGACCAGCTGCGCGAGTTCCTGGCGGCCGACGTAGACGGCTACCTCGCCGAATACCGTGACGTCTTTGAGCTGTCTTTGTATCTGCTTGGGATCAATCTCGTAGACCTCGCAAATCTGACGCGAGAGAGCATAAAAGGCGACCGCCTTGAGTATGTACGCCGCAAGACGAAAAAGCGGTACAGCGTCAAAATTGAGCCCGAGGCGTGGGCTATTATAGAACGACACCAGGGCGAGGCGTGGCTGCTTGATATTCACGACCGATACAAGAACGTCCACAACTACCTCAAGCACATAGACGCGGGCCTCAAGAAGATATTACCCGGCTATCCGTTCGACCAGCTTACGACGTATTGGGCGCGTCATACGGTCGCTACCTTAATGGTCAACGAACTCGACACACCGATAGAAACCGTAAGCGCTGCGCTGGGTCATAGGTACGGCTCCAGGGTGACGGCGGTATATGTTCACTTCGATAGGCAGAAGGTGGACGCTGCCAACCGCCGACTCATAGACCTCATAAAACAACGAGCCGCCGGTGACGAGCATGACACCGACGGCCCACACGGCCGAGGTCGTGTAACAACAGCACAAAGGTAGTAAAACCTTCAGAACTTGCAAACGGAGTTATCCCCCCACAAATAAACAAGGGCCGCCCTCACGGATAGCCCTTGCTCACGTTTTATTACTAACCAAATGAAATTACAAAATGAGCTTCAATCGTTTTATAACCAACCTAATTGCAATACCTAATATGAAACCTATACCTATAAGCATGAAAGTTTTTTGTAGCCACGTCTGCTTGTGGTCTACCTTGACCACCTCCACCGGATAAGGAACTGAAATAGAGTCCAGTCTAATAATTGTGTCGGTGAGGGTGATATAACGAAACCGATAGCGGTCGCGGTACTCCGTGATCCGCACGGTGTCGCCCTTCTGCACTTCCTTAATATAGACCGAGTCGCGTATGTAGGACGTGTCGCGGCTCTCCTTGTATATGTACTCCGTCTTGGTCTCGCCCGGGACGGGAACGTAGACGGTCTTGCATGAGCAGACAAAGAACAGCAGCAGAAGGCCCGATACTATCATAACGAGCAGATACATAGCCATACGGCCGCCGTCGTTGTTGTTGCTTGCTGTCGCCATAATTACTCGTAGTAGTCCCACATTACGTTAGCGGGTAAGCCCACGCGCTCGCCCATGTCGATATGGACGAAAGTCTTGCCTATACCGATGCGGGTAATACCGCACTCGAGCGCCGCCTTGACGATCTTGAGCCGGTTAGCCGACGTATTACAGCGGAAGTCTACGGCGAGGCCGTAGGTGTGGGCTGAATTACCCGAGCGACCCTTCTTCTTGTCGTATGCCTGGGAGCGGTACGCGCAGTTAATAACGAGCGGTATGCCAGCTTTCCTCCTTATATCGTCCATGACGTCGAGGAAGTCCTGGTCCATGCTCTCGCGGTCACAAGGCGGGTCGCACTTGCGGAACTCCGCCTCGGAAAAGTAGCGGCTCCGCTTCATGCTTTTTCCTCCTCTTTTTGTCCGTCCTTGAGCTTACGGGTTACTTCGATAGTGGTATCGCCGTGAGTAATCTTTGCGCTCTTTGACATACCGATAATAACGGGCACTTGTGCCAGCACGGCGAAGCCTAAAAGCATACCTACGGCGGTAAGTACCGAGCCGTCAATCACACCCGTAGGAGGGACAAAGAAACCTCCTACAAACAAACCTATCGAAGTCACAAGACACACCCAAAACTCTATACGGTTGCGTGTCGCTTTTCTTTCCTCGTCAGTCATTATTTTACTAATTGCTTAACTATACCTTTATAGGCGACGCCGCTTTTTTGGGTCAAGTAATCCATACTTTTCGCATATCCCTTGCCGGTGACGGTAGCCCTCGTTTGCGACGAAGCAGACGCGGCGGCGGTCGAAGTGCACGAACTCGGCCCAGCGCTTGTCGAGAGCGTCGGCCATATCATAGGCAATAGAAAAGCCGTTTATATTCTTGAATATCCCCGTATAAGAGTTAAGCGAGGCGAGTAAGGCGTCAATACGCGATTTTCTCACGCAGTATTTGAAGCTCTGAACTTTTGCCATAGCCCGCAAGACCGTACGGCGGTTGGGGTAGATACGGTCGAGTTTTATATGAGTACCGAGGCACTCGACGCCCTTTGTGTAATGCTGGCAGTAGAATTTCTTCTCGTTGAGGTGAGCGCCCAACGCGGCAAGCCGCCGCCGAAGCTCGGGGATAAGGAGCAGCGCGTCTTTGCTGTGAGTGATTATAAACATGTCGTCGACATAACGCTCGAAGCGTATCTCGGGTATAGACATAAACCACTCGTCTATTTCGTGAAAGTAGTAGTTGACAGCGTTCTGCCAAATAAGGTGGCCTATCGCTGAGCCGATCCCGTCCGGCTTATTAAATAGACTCTTTTCGGGCGGTATCATTTTCCACTCGTCAAACCTTGACTTTCTAAAACAATGGTGGGTTGGGTAGGAGAATATGCAGATGTTAAGCATATAGATAAGCTCGTCCTTGTCGCGCCCGTGATAGTCGTTAAGTATCACCTCCTCAAGCTGTTTGTACGCCACGTCCTGGATAATGTTCGGGAAACAGCCCGATAAGTCAAGCTTTATTATCCAGGCGTCACGAGTGAAACCTGCGCTCATTTCGTAGATATCGGAAATAACGGCGCTCTGACAAGCCGTTTGTCCCATACCTACGCGGTTATTGAAAGTGTGGCGGCTCATTTTCTTCTCAAGAAGCGGCCGCAGTCTGATATCCAGGTAGTGGTGGAGTATTCGAGTAGACATGTCCGAGGCAAACACCTCGCGGGGTTTCGGAGTCTTGCAGATAAAAGTATATGCAGTTGGGCGGACACTACGGGATAATACTTGATGATAGAGCCGTAGGAGTTTCGAGTGCCAATGCAGCTCAAACTCCACCTGGTCCGGGCTGCGTTTCTTGTTTCCACGCGCTACCATGTAGGCGTGAATTAAGTCCTCTATCTCTATCATGGCTTATCGTTCAGTTCGCAACGGGGACACAACGGTTTGTGTTATACATGTTGTTGTTGTTGAAGTATCCGTTGTTGCCGTTAGCGTTCCAGCCGTTGTTGGTGTTATAACGAAGGCAACTCCAAAAGTTGGAACTCCCCGAGCGCGTATCTTGCTGAAAGGTGTAAATGACACCCGCGCTCCTCTAAACAATGTCAGTCTGCCGTGACCTCAATCGGTCACGATCTTGCCCTTTATGAGACTTGCCCGCCACTTGCATATATCCTCGTCGATCATGGTAATTAACTCAAAGACGTCTATCTTCATGCTGTTCACTCCTTCTTTCGGCGCGGGAAATTTTATAATGTTTTCCTTGACGATAAAATCCATGTCAGTCTTGAGAACTTCAAACCAGCCTATACACTCGTTAAGGTACGGGATACGCTGGTCTTTTACCATGAAGGCGAGAACAAAACAACGCATCATATTCATATTTGCAGTCATAACCGGCGTTCCGTAAATGATACGCTCGGCCTTCTGCATCATAAATTGACAAGTATATAATTTCTCGCGGAGTGTCTTGATATTGATATATAACGAACTTTCAGCTAACTGCATGAGAACGTATTAAAGGGAGAGGAACGGAGTCCTCTCCCAAAGGGTTAAACTTAAAGATTAAAGAGCGCAACGGGGACACAACGGTACGCGTAACACATGCCGCCGCCGTTGAAGTATCCGTAGCCGCCGTGAGCGTACCAGCCGAAGCCGGGGTAATAACGAAGGCAACTCCAAAAGTAGGAACTATTAGATATAGCCGTGCCGTTAATCTTATA